GGTCAGCCTATGGTTTCAACCCTTATATGGGTGGAGTTCACACTATGGCCGATAATTTAAATCGTCATAGGCGTAAGCTTTGTTATGACGTTTCTGGTTGGGACAGGGTTTTACCTATCCTTCAAACTGTTTATAATATGAGACAGCAGTATGTCTCAGATAGTTATTTGCCTCATGCCCTTTGGGTTGAGCGTAACACGGTCTCTTCGCGAGTGTTGCTACCTAATGGTGACGTTGTTGAAAGAGATTGTGGTAATAACTCCGGAAGTGGTAATACCACCTCTGATAATATAGTTTCCCATATGTACATTTTGGCGTTAGCTCTTCTTATTATTTATGAAGGTGACGTCAAGAAAGTTTTAGAGTGCATAGCTTATCTTTTCGGAGATGATAACATTTGTGCTCTAGTAGAAACAATTTTGAGTGATGACGAGATTATTGCGAGTTTCAAGTCAACCTATGCTCTTTTTGGGCTGGCTCTTGATCCTTTCATAATTTCTGACTCGATAACAGATCTGAACTTCCTTGGGTTCGAGTTTGTTTGTATAGGTGGGAAATGGTTACCCAAATATGATTTGGGTCGTCTTGCCTCTTCTTTTTGTTATGAGATCGATGCTCATGATGAAGATGCAGAAGTTGGTAAGGCTTATTCTTTAATGGTTATGTCCACTGGTCATGGAGAAACCATTTACAATAAATTTAAATTAGCCTTGGAGCATATTGTTGCAAGGTCTAAATGTAAAAACGCTGTTCTCTTAAATGAGTTTGGTGTTCCTGGGTTCTGGCAATCTTTTGCCTTTTGTACTGGTGCTGAGTTCACTAGTTGTACTTTTTCATTATTTGATTATTCGGTGGTCGAGGTATAAAATCAGATTATGAATTTTAATAATCGTGCCGATCGCAATTTAAGCGATATGGTCGCTTCTGGCTCCCTTAGTGGAGCAGGAGCTTGTTGGCTTAAAGCAGCCACGAACCCCTTTTTTGATACGGCTGATCGTGTTCAGCTGGGTAATTCCTCATTTTCTTATGAGGGGATGCCAAATATGAAAACCGAACCTTCTGTTAATCGTACTATACAGCAGCAGGTTAATATATCTAGTAGTTTTGGTACTACTGTGACTTATGATGTCATGATAGTTACCTGGCCACAGTTAAATTCTCAACAGTTTGAAATTTGTGGCCGGTCTAACAACATAGTTAATGTTAGGCCTATAGGCGCTGCGTTCACAGTCCCTCATCTGGCTGTTTACACTAAACCTTCTACTACTCCCAATTTTATTTATCAGGCTCAGCCTGATTTTATGATAGAGATTCCCCCTCAGTATTGTACTGGAGTATTTTCTTTGAATTTTGGGGGTTTCGAAGTCGTTAATACCAC